GTTGGAGGAGCAGTTAAGAGAACCATATCAAGGAAACCTGTTAAAAGAAGAGTAAAGGTTCAGGTTACAAAAGTTAAACCTGGTGGTTCTATTGGTGGAAAGAAAAAGATTGAAAAGATATTTCCAGAGGTGCCAACAAAAGATAAGGGTAAAAATGTAAACCCTCTTGGTTATATGCAATCTTCTTATAATATTGCAACAAAAACCCCTTCGTTTGGAGCACTTTTTGCACTTCCACTCAAGGCACAACTTGGAGAAAAACCAAGTTCTGTTGATTATATGAAAGCAGCAGAAGAATTGTCCGGATGGATGCAGAATACTTTTAGAGGCACTGCCGGATATGCTGGTGGTGGAAAAGTAGAGGCAGGAATGTTTGGTGGTGATGATACGACAAATGTAATCGCAAAATCTTTAGAAGAAAATATTTCATCAAAGGTTGATGCTGCAATTAAAGAGTTGCAAAAACAATTGATGTTAAAAGAACCTGTTGAAGAAAAAAAAGTATCTCCAGGACAAGAAATGGATGGAGATATGGGTGGTGGTGGAAATGCCACTGAAGCAGTTGGTGGAGCAAGATTGTTTATGGCAGAGGGTTTCCCAATGCTTGCTGCTTCAATTCTTGCTGGAAATATACAGGCAGAATCAGGGTGGAAGGGGCAAAGAACTCCCTGGGTTTTAAATGATGGTGCCGGAACAAATAAAGGTCTTATTAGTTGGAATCGTGAAAGAATAGTAAATGGTGAAAAGTTTCTTGGAAAACCTTTAGAAAAAGCATCTAATGGGGAACAAGTTAGGTGGATTAAGGAAGAATTGAAACAATATGGACTCCTTAACCAATTCTTAGATCCAAAATCTACTGAAGACCAACTTAAAGAAGCATCATACAAATATATTGGTTGGGGAATAGAAGGTGATCGTTGGCAACAATCTTCAAGAATTTTTGCTGCACTTCAGAAAGGGGAAAAGGGAAGTTTTGTTGCTGGTAGTGCCGGTACTGGGGGTACTCTTGGTGCAGGATATGGATCTGGTGGTTCTAAAATTGCTGGAGATCTTGGGGATTATATGAAGCAAGTGAAAATACCCACAGGAGAGGTTCATCAACATCCAAAACATCCAGGTTGGTCAAAAAGATCTTATCAATCATATCACAACGAGGGAAGAGCAATTGATTTGGGTGGATATGGACCTGCACACCCATCTTCAGGAGGAAAAGATGAGCAAGCACCTATTTTAAGAGCATTAGTTGCGTGGAATAAACAAAAAGGAGTAACCCCTGTCGAAGTAATACACGGATCTCCTGCATTTAGTGGATTTGGAAAATATGAATCTTCCCCAAATGCATTACATTCACATCACGTTCACGTTGCCTATGCAAAAGGTGGAAGAGTAAATAGACCAACTTTTGCATTAATAGGTGAAAAAGGTAAAGAATTTATTTTTGATGCTGATACTACAAAAGGACTGGATTTTCTTGCACCAAATCTCTTGGAATATTTGAATGCTGCAAAAACTAAGACTCAATTAATGAGTGTTCTTCAATCTTATGCGGGATATGAAGATGGTGCAGAACAGACGGTGATTGTAATGAATAGTCCTCAAATGATTCCAATACCAATTCCAACAGGAAATTCTGGTTCAATTGGTGGTATGAGTCGTTCATCCAGTATAGATACAACATATGATACTCAATATGCAAATGCATAACAGACATTAATAAAATGCCATCACAAAAAACTGTATCAAGACAATCCCAAGACGTAAACATTGCTCAATGTATCATTGAGTCAAATACTGGTGGTGATCAAAAAGATATTGTAGATTTAATTACGGACATTTATTATTATGAAAGCATTCTTGAACCGTCAATTCGCACAAATATCATTTATGTAGATACCGGAAAAACAATTCAAAAAGGTCAAACTACACAAACATTAATTGAAGGACTTCCACTTCAGGGAACAGAATCTGTTAAAATTAAAATCACCGATGGTAATGATGTCAAACTTGAGTTTGAGCAATTTGTAACTCAAATTGATCCTGTTGGGCAAGACACAACAAAATCTTTGGTAACTCTTGATTTGGTTTCTGAAGAAGGAATTATTAACTATAAAACAAAGATAAATCAAAGATTTGATGGTAAAGTTTCAGAACACGTCAAAAAAATTTTAACAGATAAAAAATATCTGGGAACAGAAAAGAAATTGGATATTGAGGCAACAGAAAATACTTATAATTTTATTGGAAATCAAAAAAGACCTTTTTACTCTATTTTATGGTTAGCAAAAAAATCAATTCCATCTCTTCAGGGAGCAAAACAAAATACTGCAGGATATTTTTTCTATGAAACTTCAGAGGGATTTAAATTTAAATCTATTGATTCGTTATTAAGTCAAGAAAAAAAGAAATCATTTATTTACAATCAAACTCCAGATAGTGCGGGTGAAAATCTTCCCTCTGGATATTCTGCAAAAATTTTAGAACATAGTGTTGATGATGTAAGTGGTGATATTCAATCAAAATTATCAATGGGAACTTATTCAACAAGGACAATTCTTTTTGACCCTTTTAATTGTTATTATGAGGTAATCACCAAAGATGCTGAGGAAACAGAACAAAATCTTAAACTTGCAGGAAAAAATCTTCCAAAACTCAATCCAAGATTTATTCGTGAAGGTCAAAAACAAGAATACTCAAGAACTCAATATATGTTAGTTGATAAAGGAACTTTACCTACAGGAGATACGAAACAACAAATTACAAAATCTACAGAACCAAATTTTGATCCAAAAAATATTTTAAATCAGTCTGTAATGAGATATAATCAAATGTTCAATACCAAGACAAACATTACAATTACTGCAGATTTTAGTTTACACGCAGGAGATATAATTTTTATAGATTCTCCAGAACTTTCAAATAAGAATACTCAAGAACTTAATAAACAATTTGGTGGTAATTATTTGATTGCCGACCTCTGTCATTATATTAATGTGTTAAAGGGTGGATATACAAAATTAACCTTGGTTCGTGATTCACTTGGTAAAACTGGATCTTTCACAAATGATTGATCTTAACCTGTTAAATAGTCATAATCAAAAAATTATATCTATGAGCATCAAATGACCGAAGGAACATTATTTAACTCTGGATTTCTGGGAGCAAGTTTTAATTGGTGGATCGGACAGATTGCCGATGATTCTTATTGGAGAGATAATATTGTTTCTGGTAAATTTGATGATAAAAATAGTGTTCCTGGATGGGGAAGAAGATATAAAGTTCGTATCATAGGTCTTCACGATCAAGAAGAAGAATCAATAGATTCGGATCAACTTCCCTGGGCCCAGGTAATGTATCCAATTACTGCTGGTGGAGGTCAGGCAAAGTCTGGAGCAACTTCGGCACTTCGTCAAGGAAACTTTGTATTTGGCTTCTTCTTGGATGGTGCCGATCAACAAGTTCCTGTAATTATGGGAGTGCTCGGTAATAATGCCCAGACAGCACTGAATACTAAACCAGAGAATTATAAACCTTTCAGTGGATATTCAAAAGGAAAAGATCCGGATCCTAATATCAAGGTTCCTGCTGATGGACTTACAACAAAAAAACCTGGATCAAAACCTGCAAGTCCTAAATCTGGTGTAACTTTAGATAAGTTTGGTAGAGATCCATCAAGACCACCAACATCAAGAGAACTTGCTGCGGCACAATCAGCAAGAGCAGAAGCAGCAGCAAGAGGTTTATCTCCAGCAGCAACAGAAGCATTAGTTGGAGAAAGAACAGTTGCCGCAACAAAAGCAGAAGCAGCAGAATCTCAATCACCAACTGCTCCTACGCAACCAGGAGCAACGATTGAGCAACCAGACAATCCACATCTTATGTCTGTTGCCGATATACAAAGAAACACTATGTATTTGGAAAAGATCGTAATCTTAAATCCTTGCGATTTGGTTGGGTCTGCACTGAAAGCAATTCAGACAGAAATAGATAATCTTACAAAGAAAATTGATAGTGTTCTACAAGCAGCACAAAGTTATGTTGATGCTGCCTCAACTCTTATTAGTGACATACAAAAACTAATTGCAGATGTTGCTTGTATTATTGCAAAATATCTGAAAATGATTTTTGATAAGATTTTAGAATATATTCTCAAAAAAATAAATTCTGCTCTTGCACCAGCAATTGATGCAATACCACCAAACTTAAGATTTAAGTTTTTTGATATTCGTGAAAAAATTACAGAATTAATTAATTGTTTATTCAGTAAAATTACAAATGGACTCTGTGGTCAGGTTCAAGGATTTTTAAACGATCAGACAGGAACCGGATCAA